TTCGTGGCAGGGTCGACTCGCCAGCTCACCGCATCCTCGAGCGAGGACCCGGGAGCGTTCTCGCATGCCGCCGCCGCGGCCGGGGGCTGCGCCGTCGTCGTCGCCGTCCCGGGAGTCGTGCTGATCCAGAACGTGACTCCGATCCATCGCGGACGAGCGATGGGACTGGGGGCGAGCTACTAGATGCCGTTCGACCGCCAGGGGTCCGCAGTACCTCAGCGAGCCCTCGACAAGCGAGTGAGGCGAGCTGGGTACGGAGTAGCTCCGCTCTCGTCCGCAGCTCCGAGCGGGACGACGACTCCGCAGGCTCTCACTGCGACAGTCACGACGACCGCCAGCTTCACGCGCACCGTCGGCAAGATCCTGAGCGGACCCGTCACGACGACCGCGACCATCGCCAAGCGAGTCAACACGACGATTACGGCTACGGTGACCTCGACTGCGACCGTCACGAAGCGCGTCGGCAAGAACATGACGGCTACCGCGACGTCTACGGCGACGCTGCTCACGCTGAAGTTGAAGAACGTCGCACTGACCGCGACGGTGACAACCACGGCGACGATCCGCAGCCAGGTCGGGAAGCAGATGTCGGCTACGGCGACGACGACGGCCACCGTGGTCAAGCGCGTCGGGAAGACGCTCTCCGCCACCGCGACCGTGACGGCGACGATCTCCGCGCTGAAGGTCATCCTGCTCGCGCTGACGGCGACCGTTACGACCAGCGTAGTGCTTTCTAAGCGCGTCGGAAAGCTAGTCCAGGGAAACGTACTGGCGACCGCTACGATGGCGCGAGAGAGCCGTAAGACACTGAGCGCAGGGGTGTCTAGCGCCGCGTCGATCTCGCGACGAGTCGGAAAGACCGTCAGCGCCACCGTTACGACGACTGCATCGCTCGTTGCCCAGAAGATCGCTGGCACGATCCAGCTCACCCTGACGGCGACGGTGACGACGAGCGCGACGATGACCAAGCGTGTCGGCAAGCTCGTCTCCGCCCCGGCCACAGTCACGGGCTCGCTCGTCAAGCAGGTCGGGAAGCGAGTCACGGCGACGGTGACGACGACAGCCACGCTCGCGCTCTCGCGCGCGTACGCGAGAGCCCTCACCGCGACCGTTACCACGACGGCGACGATGTCCCGTCGAGTCGGAAAGACGATCACAGGGACCGTCCTCGCGACGGGCTCGTTCACGAAGCGAGTTGGCAAGCAGCTCGTCGCCGGGGTCACCACTCTCGCCCAGATGGTGATCGACTTCAACACGACCTCGTACACCACGGGGCACCTCGATGAGCCGTCGCCTGGCGGTGACTCGGGAGACGGATCTCCGAGCGCCCAGATGTTCGATGACGACGGACCGTCGGCAGGCAACTTCGACTGAAGGAGGAAGGCATGTCGGACGTAGAGGCGAAGGGACCGATCAAGCGGGTCCAGATCGAAGCAGTGATCATCCGAGCGGATGGAACGAGGGAGGACCTGGGAGTCGTCGCCGACACAGCCAAGCGCTGGCGGTACGGTCCGGGCAGAGTGCGAGCGTGGATGCGCACGAAGAAGGCGAACAGGAGGATGAAGGATGGCAACGTTCGTAGTTGACGGTGGACTCGACATCGTCACGAACCGACTGAAGGGCGCGGGCACCGAGCCGCTCAACATCGGGTGGGGAACGGGCGCTGGCACCACGGCCCGTACCGACACGACGCTGTTCACCGAGAAGCTGGTGGACCTCACGACGTCGGCAGGCACCGACCATACCGCGGGCACCTCGACGCGGCAGACGACGACCACGACGAACGACACCTACCAGGTGGTCGGCACGCGCACCGCGACCGGCGCTGGCACCGTGACCAACGCTGGCCTCTTCGACGCTGCATCCGGCGGCAACCTGTTCCTGAAGGGCGACTTCACGGGCATCGGTCTCGCCATCGGCGACAGCATCCAGTTCACCATCAAGGCGATCTTCGACAACTAGGAGTCGGGATGCCGAACCTTCTCGTATGGGCAGTCGGGAGTCGCAACCCGAGCATCACTGAAGACCTCAAGGTCAACGGCGTGCCGTTCGATCTCACGGCCGCCTCGAACGTCCAGTTCAAGATGCGCGCGGTCGGCTCCTCGACGCTCAAGGTCAACGCCCCGGCGCAGATCGAAGCACCCCCGACCGCGGGCAACGTCCGATACGACTGGGGCTCGGCCGACGTCGACACGGCTGCCGTCTACCTCGTGTGGTGGGAGGTCACCATCGCGGGGAAGGTCCAGACGGTCAAGGAGTCGCTGATCGAGTTTCGGGCGCACGTTCCGCTCCTGGACGGCTACCTCGAGATGGAGGAGCTCAAGAAGTCACTTGCGCTCGACGGGACCTCGTTCGCCGACCTCGACGTTGAGCTGGCCATCCTCTCCACGCGCGACTCCATCGAGGACCACACGGGACGTCGCTTCCGCACGACCACCTCGGACGAGATCCGCTACTTCGACCCGGAGTCCTGGAGCTGGGGTCGGTACGTTGACGGCGAGTTCGTCGGCTACTACTCCAACGCCTACTTGAACGTCGGAGATCTCAACTCGGTCACGAGCATCGAGGTCGACACGGACGGGGACGGGACGTACGAGGAGTCGTGGGTGTCGGGGACGGACTACTGGCTGGAACCGTACAACGCAGCTCTCGACGGAAAGCCGTACGACCGCATCGCACTTCGCGGCGCGGCGGGGCGCTCGTTCCCGGGTTACCACCACTCCGTCAAGATCACGGGGAAGTGGGGCTGGGTCCCGACTCCGCCGAACGTGAAGCTGGCCGCGAAGATCCTGGCTACTCGTTGGCTCAAGCGTCGGGAGTCTCCGTTCGGTGCTGCGGGCATCGGTCCTGACGGAGAGGTCGTCCGCATCACCATCGACGACCCGGACGTCCTCAAGCTGCTCAACCCGTACACGCTCCACTCGGTGCTGACCTGATGGCCGACAGAGCGCAGCAGATCAGAGCGGGGATCAAGGCCGCGCTCGCATCGACGTACGGCAGCGGCTACCAGGTCTCCGAGTACCTCCTCGGCAACCCCACCGGTCCGGGCTTCGAGGTCGACCTAGATCCCGAGGGAGTCAACTTCGATCAGTCGATGGGCCGGGGACTCGATGAGTGGTGGTTCCTCGTCCGCGGGTTCGTCGCGCAGACCACGGACGTCGGCTCACAACAGCTGCGCGACAAGTTCCTCAACCCGAGCGGCGAGCTGTCGCTCAAGGCGGCGCTCGAGGCCGACAGGACGCTCGGAGGAGCGTGCCAGGCTTGTCGAGTCGTTAGGGCTGTCCCTCGCACGTTCGGGAGAGCTGCGGGCGAGGGATCCGTTACGTACACCGGCGCGGAGTGGCGCGTCAGAATCATGGCATCCGGCTAGGAGGAAGAGCATGGCGAGGAAGTGGTACCGCAGTCTCATCGAGCCGTCGGGAGACGAGCACGGGGATATCCTGGTCGGGGGCGCCTACCCCGGCGAGGTGTTCATGTACGACTACGACCGCCCGGGCTACAGCGCCCAGCACTTGATCGACAACGGCGTCATCGAGGAGCTGGCGCAGGAGCCGACGAAGGACGAGCTGGCCGGACTCGCTCGACGCTTCGGCGTCGCCGGTGGTGAGTCGATGAAGAAGGAGGACCTCATCATCGCACTCGACCCGTACTGGGAGGGGTAGCACATGGCAGCAGAGATGCTCTGGAATGCATCGCTCGTGATCAACTCGGTCGATCTCTCCAACCGGGTCCGGTCGATCATCGTGACTCGCAACCACGAGGATCTCGACTCGACAGCGATGGGTGCAGTGGCGCGTGGCCACTACCCGGGACTGCGGGACGACTCGATGCAGGTCTCGTTCTTCCAGGACTTCGCGACGGGCTCGACCGAGGCCACCATCGCGGGAGTCCTCGGGCTCGCCGCAGGCCAGTCCATCGTCGCGAAGAAGGACAGCGGCTCAGTCGCCGCCTCGAACCCGTCGTACACGATGACGGGCTTCGCCCTGACGCACACGCCGATCAACGGCGAGGTCGGCGAGATGCACATGACGGACGTGACGCTCGTTCCGTCGCAGGGCTCGTTCATCGCCAAGGCGGTCGTCTAGGTCATGCCTCGCAGGACGGGGGCCGTTGACGCGACGATCAAGGTCAGCGGCCTCCGTGAACTGCAACGGGACGCCAAGAAGGCGGAGGACGGTACGGACAAGGAGATCCGGGAGGGGCTGAAGAAGGCAGCCGATCCCGTACTCCAGGACTGGCGGAGGCAGCTCTCTCCGATCCACGAGAAGTCCGCGAGCAAGCTCCGCATCCGTGTTCGTACTGGCAGCGCGCTCGTTGCGCAGTCTGCTCGGAAGACGACCGGGGACCATCCCGAGTTCGCAACGCTCCAGATCAAGCAGGGCGAGTCGGCGCTTGAGCGTCACTCGGACGAGGTGGAGCGCATCTTAGAACGCGAGGTCGATGATCTCGCGGACACAGTCGAAGGAAGGATCTAACCATGCCCGCAGATCTCAGAGTCACAGTGGACGGCAAGGCGTACGAGGTCGAGATCGAGGTCGTGCTGGAAGACCTCACAGGAGACGAGACGCTGGCCATCGAGGACTTCCTCGGAGGCTGGCAGAACTTCGATGCGAAGGGCGGCTCAGCGCGCTCGGTCTACGTCCTCTACTACCTCGCCAAGCGCGCCAACGATCCGAACGTCAAGCTGTCCGACGTTCTCAAGGAGAAGGGCGTCCTGTTTGGAGATCGGGTCGAGTTGGAAGACCTCGAAGGAGACGAGCCGCGCCCCCCGGCCGAAGGGGGCGAGACCCCCTCTACCGAACCGGCTCCTTCCGACGACTCTGGACCTGGGATCTCGCCGAGCGATACGGAGTGATGCCGTGGGACATGAATCGCTTCACCCACGGGGAGATGTGGGACCTCGAGGAGAAGCATCTCATGGAGCAGGCTGAGGCAGCAGCACGAAGCAGGAGGCTAGGTGGCTAGATCCATCCTGATCCAGATCCTCGCAGACGCGAGCGATCTCAAGCGGACGTTCAAGGACGTCGGCAACGACAGCGAGAAGCTGGGCAGCAAGCTCGGTAGCTCCTTCAAGAAGTGGGGCAAGCTGGGCGCTGCCGGGGCCGCCGCTGGTGGCGCTGCGATTCTCACGAAGCAGCTGTTCGACTCCGTGGGCGCTGCGAAGGAAGCCCAGAAGGCGGAGCTGCGACTCGGCCAGGCCTTCGACTCGGCGAAGGTCAAGGCGAAGGATCGGGCGAAGGCGCAGGCCACAGTCGACAAGGTCTCGAGGCGCGCCGCGCTCGATGACGAGGACCTCTCGGACGTTCTCGCAAAGCTGACGCGCTCGACGGGCTCCGTCCAGAAGGGCCAGAAGGGAATGGCCCTCGCTGCCGACATCGCCCGTGGTCGTAACATCTCTCTGGAGGCCGCGGCCAAGGCGGTGGAGAAGGCGTACCTCGGTCAGGAGACGGGCTTCAAGCGCATCGGCGTCGTCGTGCCGAAGGTGACGCGCTCGTACGACATGCTCAAGACCAAGGTCAACATTCTCACCGACCGCTACAAGAACGCGAAGGGCGCACTCAAGGATCGTCTCAAGGCCGAGATCGACAACATCAAGAGCCAGTACGCTTCGGCCAAGGCGTCCGACAAGGCGGCGACAGCTCAGGCCGCAATCGCGAAGGCCACGAAGCTGTACAGCGGGGCGGCGGAGAAGTACGGCAACTCGTCCGTCGGCGCGCAGGAGAAGTTGAGCGTGGCATTCGAGAACCTCCAGGAGCGCGTCGGGATGAAGCTGCTTCCGATCCTCGCCAAGCTCGCGCAGTGGGGCGTTCGCTTCCTCGACTGGTCGGACAAGAACTGGCCACGATTCAGCAAGGCGATCCAGAAGGTCTGGACTGTCGCCAAGCCGTTCATCGACAACCTGATCGCACGCATCAAGGACGTCGTGAAGATCGTGGACGGAGTGGTCAAGTTGATCGACGCCATTGCGCACGGGAAGTGGGCGAACGCGTGGAAGGCGTTCAAGCAGATCGTCTCCGCCGAGGTCAACCTTATCTACCACACGTTCTTGGAGCTGCCGGGGAAGGTCGTCAAGGCTCTCACCGGAAAGGCGTGGGCTGGTCTCAAGACCATCGGGACGTCGATCAAGAACGCTGCGATGAGCGGGCTGTCGCACATCGCGGACGGGATCGTCGCCATCCTGGTCGGGATCGTCAACAAGATCATTCGTCTCGCCAACTCCGCCATCGGCAAGATCAACAAGGTGTCTCCCTTCAAGGACATTCCGAAGATCGGCGAGCTGAACGCTCCCGGCTCGACGCAGCGCACGTCCCCTCAGCGCGTGCAGCCGGGGACGCGCTCGTCAGGCCCGAGGGATAGCGGAGACACCAGCTTCACTCCGTCGCAGCGAGCCACGCAGGGCGTCACCCACGTGACTCTCAACATGGACGGGCGGGAGGTCGGCTCGGTCACGCTCAAGCACAATCAGCGAACAGCACGTGGAACAGTAGCGTCCAGGCGTGGACCCCACGCGGGGCGAGGACTCGCACTCGGATAGGAGAACAGGATGCCGAACCCGTACACCAGCCCTGTCAAGCTCGACCGTCTCGACGCGTCTCAGATCGCGGGAACGACGTCGGAGCAGATCATGGTCCCGGACGTCCAGTTCGCACAGGACGATGCGCGCATCTACCCTGGCGCGATGTTCAACTGCGTCATCTGGTTCGACATCTCCAACGTCGTGACGACTCCGGGCAACGTCCGCTTCCGCGTTCGATGGGGCGGCGTCGGAGGTACGGTCCTCGCGGACACGGGGACGATCAACATGGACACCACCGCGCGAGCCAACTTCTCCGGCAAGCTCGACTTCGATCTCATGTGGAGGACGGACGGGGCGAACGCGACGGCGATGTGCCAGGGGCTCGTCAACCTCGGGAACGTCCCCGTGGGAGCCGCGGGTCGACCGCAGGGTGCGTACTTCATGGGACTCTCGGGCGAGAACGTCCCGGCCCAGCAGACGGGGCTCGACACGACGACCGCGAAGGCTCTCTCCGTCACCGCGCAGTTCTCGGTGTCGACCGCGGGGACGCAGCTGACGAGTCATCTCCGCAGGCTGATCTCTCTGCCATCGTAATGCGTTCTCCTGCGCAGGTACCGGTGGCCCCAGGGGTTCTCTTCCACCCTGCTCGCCTCGCGCTTAGAACGCCGTACGTCAGCTCGGTCTCCCCGGGCTATCGTCCGCTGCCCGTCGTTGATGGTCTGTACATTGCGACGAACGGACAGTCGATGACGGACGAGCCCGTGTGGCTCCGCGTGGCAGGACACCTGGAGGAAGTCTGATGGCAATCGTCTCGGGATGGAAGGTCGATCGCGGACGCACGACGGAGATCGACCGGACTGGAACCGGTACGGCGACCATCGACATGATCGACACGAACCACTCGGTGGATCCGGCGTCAGGCAACGCGATCCTTCCCGGCACTCCCATCGCGCTCGGACTCGGAGGCTACCCCGTCTTCACGGGCTACGCGCGCAAGCACGACTACGACCTCTACCTAGACGGGACGTACGGAACGGCGACGCTCGACTGCGAGGACGGATTCGGAGTCCTGACTCGCACGGAGATGTACGCAGACCAGCCGAACTTCATCGGGGACTTCGGACGACCGCACTGGGGCGGCGAATACTTGCACCCCATCACGAAGTCGAGTCAGATTCGTTTCGAGAAGGCGCTGCAGGTCAAGCACAGGATCGACCTCATCCTGGATCAGGCAGGATGGCCCGCTGGTCTGCGCGAGGTCTTCACCGGGAACATCTGGCTGCAGATGACGAAGTACGCCGCGGGACAGGGCGCGCTCGCTGCCATCTGGGATGCGGCGGAAGCCGAGTTCCCGGGGATCGCAAACTGCTTCATCTCAAAGGACGGGAAGTTCGTGTTCCACGGACGGCTCGCCCGATTCAATCCGACTGACCCCCAGTACAACATCACGACGTGGGAGTGCAGCGATATCCCAAGCTGGTCTGCGGGTAAGGCCGTCGTCTTCGGGATGGGTCCGTACGGTCCCGACGGCGACAGGATCATCAACCAGGCGCAGTGCTTCCCGGAGGGCATCGAGGAGTTCTACATGAACGACCAGACGATCCGGGACGAGACGAGCA